CTGTAAAGAAATTACCTAAATTCAAAGTAAAAGATGAATTAGAATTTCTTGAAGAACAAGCTAAAAACGTGTTATACTCTGGTAGAGATATAATGGAAGTTTGGAAATATTTAGGTTCAACATTTGAAAAGTCTGGTATTCCAGTTGCTGCACCTAAATCATTTTTACAAATAGAAAGTAAATAATGGACATTGAAAAAGAAATAAACTTTCTTGCTGAAACAGATAATGACTTCGCCGAATCTACGGCGGAGTTACAATATCAACAAGATATGATTAAACATTACAAAGGAAGTTATGTTAATGTATCTGATAAGTCTGTGTCAAAAGCAGTTGAAGATTATTACGCTTCCGAAAGTTATGTTAACTCAATAAAAACAATTAATGCTCTTAATATAGAAGTTCTTAAATTAAAAAATAAAAGAAGAACTGCTGAAATGAAAATAGATATATGGAGAACATTAGAAGCATCAAGGAGAAAAGGTAATGTATAATGATGATCAATTATATGAATATGTAGGCAAACGTATTTTAGAATCTAGATTGCTGCCGCATAGAAAAATTACTCAAACTGAATTAGGCAAACTAATTGGAGTAACTTTTCAACAAATACAAAAGTATGAAAGAGCTGTTAATAGAGTACCTTTATGTAGTTTACTAAAAATAAGTAAACATACTAAAAAACCTTTAACATTCTTTTTACCATTAGAACACGCAGGTTATACTCTGGATAAACCTGTGGAATTAACTCCAGCAGATACCGACCCAGATGTAAGAGAATTTATAGAAAATAACGTATTTAGGAATCCGTAACCTCCAAGTTATGGGGTAGGTGGGGTTAAAATCTCACCTACCATATATAGTTGACATTTTTAAAAATATTCATATTCCTAGTATATGGCTAACAAATCACTAGGAGAACATTTTCATAATCAAGTGATACCGCAATTTGTTTCTTTAAGAAAGAAACGAAACATATCTCAATTAGAAATGGATGAAATACTTGGTGTCGCCAAGGGTCTTGTTTCAAAATGGGAATGTGGTATAAGAAAACCAAGCGGTTGGTTATTCTGTTGTTGGGCAGAAGCCCTTGGAGCAGAAATAACTTTAAGAGAAAAAGGAAAACAATGACAGTTAATCCAATAATTGATTCTAGTGAATTAACAAATGATCCAATAGTTAATGAAGTCATAGAGCTAATTGTTAAACGCCACATAGAAGGTATGAATAAGTTTGGTGTTACAATGGAAGCTAATGACCGACCTATTAATGAATGGGTAGATGAAACAATTGAAGAATTGTTAGATGCTATTCATTATTTGGTTAAAACAAAAACTATATTTGATAAATTCAAAGCAGATAACAAAAGATTAAAAGCTGCTATTGAAGCATTTGAAAAAGGATCATTTACTGATGAGAAAAATAAAGAAGAAAACGGAAATTGATTTTACGCCTTATCACGTAAGACAACAAGCTTGGCAAATGTCTTTGCTCAAGTTCTATAGTACAATTGAGTTCAATGAAAAAACTTATATGGAGTTTGCAGATAAGTTAATCAATAATAAAATACCATATAAAACATTACAAGAATTAGATAAACTTAGAAGGATAGCTAATGAAAAGAAAAAGAAACAATGGGAAGAACAAAAAAAATATAAAGCTACTAAAGTGGGATTGCAATTTAGAAACATACATCAAAAAATCAAAAACAGTTAGTGGCTATTATATAAATAACGGAAGGATAGAAATATTATATGAAAAAAGCAATGTGTTTAATGGATGAGAGAAAAGAGTTTGCTATTAAAAACTTAACTAATAAGTTAATTACTAAAGTAACTTTTAAACCTCAAACATATTATTGGGATGAAAAAGAATATCCAAATGTATTAGCATTACATTTACACGACGGACAAGTATTAATACCTTCTACTGATGAAGAAGGTAATTCACCTGGAGTATTATTTACTAATATAAAATGGGGAATGTATATATGAAAGAAAATTTTGATCGCAAAACAGGTATAGGTGGTAGTGATGCTACCAAAATATATCAGGGTGAATGGTACGATTTGTATTTAGAAAAAATTGGAGAAAAAGAACCAGCAGATCTCTCTGATGTTTTGCCAGTACAAATGGGTATTCATACCGAAGACTTTAATATTAGTTGGTTTGAAAAACAAACAGGAATTAAAGTTGTAGGCAAACAAGTATTTATAACATCTAAAAAATATCCATTTATGTATTGTAATATAGATGGTGTACTTCAAGAAAAAAAAGCATTGTTAGAATGTAAACATACTAATGCTTTTTCTAATGAAGTTAAAACTGCTGAAAAATATAAAGCACAATTGCAACATTATCTAATGGTGTATGGTGCTGATAAAATTTATTTATCAATTTTTTTTGGTAATATGAAATATGGTTTAGTTGAGGTATTGCCAGATAAAGAATTTCAAGAACAGTTATTAGCTGCTGAAGTTTTGTTTTGGCATTTAGTTGAAACTAAAACACCACCACCTGATTTTGTAGAATTTAAAAATTTTGATATTAAACTAAAGGAGTTCAATGACGGAAGACAAATTATACCCTTACTCACCAGGGAGTCAACAAGTTGATACTTCAATAGAAGCTGCTGAACTTATTAAAGAAGGTGCAGAAACTATTAGAAGAAAGGTGTTTGACGTAATATGTAATAAAGGAAATTTTGGAGCTACTGCTGATGAAGTATCAGAGTTGTTATCTTTAAGTCCTTTTACAGTTAGACCTAGAGTAACAGAACTATATAAACAAGGTAAGATAGAAAGAAAAGATAAACGTAAAAATGGTAGTGGTCGAGCTGCTTATGTTTATGTAGTAAGTAAAACTTATGTTAATGAACAATATACAACGAAAGGAATATAAATGGGTAAACCAATAGATAGTAGAGCATTAGCTATACTTAAAAAATTAAATCTTGATCAGAAAAATGAGCAAGGTGAATATAAAGCATTATGGGATTGCCACGGAACTTGGGTAATGTATCATAGATACATTGAACAAGCAGGTGCAGAAAACGATATTAAATATCATTATAAAGAAATAGAAACTAATTCTGCTAATGGTATTGTTGTAATTAGATGTACTGCTGAACTAGTTAAAGATGGTAAATCTATATTTGTAACTTCTTATGGTGAGTCTTCACCTAAGAATACAAAAAATGCTTATCCATATGCAATGGCAGAGAAACGTGCTTATGATAGATGCGTTCTTAAATTGCTAGGTTTACACGGATTTGTTTATTCAGAGGATGAAATGCCTGATGAACTTAGAAACAAACCTAAAGTAAAAGCAACAAGTAATATAAAAATCATTAATCCAAAGGAGCTAAAAAATGATAAATAAAGTAATGTTAATAGGTCGTCTTGGAGCTGATCCAGAGATCAAGGAAACAAAGAAAGGAGAAGCTTTTGCAAACTTATCTTTAGCAACTAATAAAAAGTTTAAAGATCAGCAAGGCAATTGGGCAGAAAAAACTACTTGGCATAAAGTAGTTGTGTTTGATCCAAGACTTGCAGAGAATATGCAAAAGTTTGCTAAGAAAGGTACTCAGTTATATTGTGAAGGTGAATTAGAAACTAGACAATATAAAGACCTTAACGGAAATAACAGAATTGTGACAGAGGTTGTTGTACCTCGATACACAGGCAGTATTAGATTGGTTGGAGATAAATCATCTACAAAGACTACACAGTCGTCAACAACGACTACACAGTCTGATAGTGATTTTGATGACCAATTCTAGTAGGTTAACGTAACTCACCTTTAAGTAGTTACCTAATTGTAAATTGATTACAATGTTGTGTGTATTGTAAGCGAAGGTATCTAGATACGACTAATTCGTGTACCCAGAGAAGCTAGAGTAAATTTATTCCTGGGGTAATTAGTATGATAAAAAAGCCTTTGCTTACAATCAAACTTGAGCCCTGGTCTTTTGTGGAGCAGATTAGATTATGTTGAGAAAAAGTAATATTGATCATATGAAAAATCTCAAATGTTAAGTGCACGGCACATAAAGGACCTGGGGTCAAGTTTC